TATTTGCAAACATTGTTCATAAATACATTTAAGCAATACTTAGCTCAGCGCCAACACCCAGTCACATCATATAACTGTATGGCCTAATCAACTATAATAAAAAGGGGCTCGTTATAACGAAAGCCAGCCCAATACCCTACTATAAAGAAAGGCGTCTTAAAGTAGTAGGTTTGTAATAATAATGATTGATAGTTATTATTACTAAGGTGTTCAGGAATTTATCGACACTATTATACATAATAAAAATTGTTAAGTTTTTTCCATAGGCAACGCTTACACATTCACCACAAGAAGGACGCACACTAGCATAAATTTATACGGTGGAGAAGGGAGTATCCTTTGCTAACGAATAGGCGACGTTGAACAAGTGCAGGCCTAAATGGAAGGGAATACAAATACATATACCCATTAAAACTTACCCATTAACAGCTAATAGCCATAGGACGTACAGGCACAAACATATTAAAAAGTAGGGGACACACAAATCTTAAAGCCTTTGTAGCATCAATTATGTATAAAAGAATTTATGAAAATAGGTGAAAATGCCTCAACGATCTATTTCCATATAAAACCTTTGAGAGGACATGAACAACATTCCAATCCAAATATTATTCTAAACGCTTCAGTGGAAGACAAAATAGAAAAATACATAAAAAGAAACACTGCCATATTAAGTAAAACGGGGGCCGATTTATAAGCAGCTATATTTGCTATGTCAACATACATTAGAGATGATAACGAGTTCGAAATAGAAACAACGTACTTGAACGAAGTAATTGAGACATAAGCAATCTTATAAATCAAAAATTTACAGAAGCAATCAGAATACTTACAATGGTCCACACATGTAGAAGATTTTATATCTAAATACCCTGCAGAAGAACGTAGTAAATTCTACTTGCCTGTTGCTAAAGATGAAATTCACTAAATATTAGCGCCCGGCACCAGTTAAACAAAGCGGCTAATGACGCCCTATGAGTTACGCGAGAGTATACTTGCCCAAAATGTAACCAATTATTGGAAATATACTTATTGTTTCTCATTAATAGGTGTAATGATAAAATCGTTTTAACATAGAACATGCAGACGCATGTACAAGTATGCTATCAAAGCAACATTCACTTCAGCTAAAAAATTTGTTTAACATGACATGCTATTTAACTGGCGTAAATAAGCATTTGGTGTACGCAATAAGCGTGTTTGCTATTTCATTAGCTACTACTGCATTTTTCGACATTACTAAGAGAATGAATAGGACAAAGAATAACATAGACGAAGCAGCTGATTTATATGATTATGTTAGTAATGCTGTGGCAGACCAAAACATAAAACATAAGATATGTTCACTAAACCCAAAACGTAATATAACAGGGGTATGGGCGAAATAGCATACCAATTACATTCAAAATATACTTGCCTACGTTAACAATAAGGTCAAAACGTATTATTAGACATATAAACCTAGCCAACATTGGTTTAAAGAGATTAGGCAGTATACAACAGCATACGCTGACCATTATTGTAGACGATTCGCCCTTTTCATACGCTATCAGATAAATAAATATGTCAATCAGCACCCACGTTATAGACAAGACAGGCACAGACGTAATGTACGTTTAAATCATATCGACAACTAGCTAATGTATTTAGAAGGCGACTTCGTATAATACTATGGGGCACTACTTAAGCCTAAGATTTATACAAATACATAAAAGGAGAACCCATACACCAAGAAGGAGATTGACCTTAACCATTAAGTACCTATTATAAATGCCACAGAATTCTGTTAGGATTATGCACCAAAGCAAGCAAAAACAATACCTAAACCACATGCGTTACACAAGATAAATTACTATACGCCTTAGGGTAAGGAAGTGACAGCCGAAGAATGTTTGCAAGCTTGCAAGAACGAGGACACGGCAAGAGGTCAGTCATACAAAGCTGTTCATAATGTAGGATTTGACATGATTGATGTTAATTGCAACATGCATTATATCAAGTAGGATAATACTAACACATATATAACATTTATGTCAAGAATGCTAAGCAATGAAAACGTAGCTTCTGATAAAGCAAAACGCAGGTTCTGCTCACGAGCTAAGCCAATCGTTAACCGCATTATACAGCAATTAAAGTTAGCCACCAGTGAAATCGAACCCTTGTCAATACAAGACTATATTAATTAGTTAAGGAAAACTTCTTAAAGAGCCAGATACTAGAGATGCTATGATCACCAAAAGACCAATATGCCATATATCAAATCTACCCTAGAAGCCATGCTCAAACCTTATGAAGCGCAATTCAAACCAAAGGACGAGATTCGCGGGAGAGTAATAAATAGCCCTCACACTACGTTATCTTTATATCTCGGCACAATCAATCATTATTACATCAGGTTAATTAAGAAATTATTTAAGTACTTCGTTTCAGGTGTAAATATGGGATAAATGGCGGACATGATAATAAAAGCAGTATAGCAGGTGTCTCAACCTCTGTTCATGTCACAAGACGGCAAGCATTACGATTCCTAATAACACGATTGGTTATTTGAGTTAATAGACATACCGATCATGGACATGTTAATATCAATTGTTGCTAGAAAGCTATACTGGGACCCTACGATATGTACTTAGCTTAAGAAAATAATATGTACTACAAAGTTTCACCTTAGTGTTTATTATAAAAAGTCCCGATAAAGAATGATGAAGATAGTCACAAAAGGGATGACATTATCAGGTGTCTCTACTCAGACCACCGGTGGTAACACTATGCGAGAAATCGTTAAATTCTTAGTTATGAAACAGGCTTTGGGTTTAACTGACAAAGATATCAATGTGCTAGTAGCAGGGGATGATGTAGTGACAATATTTTCAAAATAACATTATAATGCCATAAACAATTACTATGAAGCAAATTATACTAACATACAAAGTGAAATACCGCACGGAATTGGTTTCTAAGTAAAAGAAAGGAAAATTAGTGATTTTTATATAGACTTTTGTTCGCGAGATGTATTGATATTACCTGACAGAGCGCTTGTAGCAAGGAAAATAGAGCGTATTGTTTAAGGCGGCCAGTTAACTACAAAACTAAAGGCAGGATTGGACCCAGCTTTATTTAATTATGCCTAAACATAATAGCTAAAAGCTGGCCACACATACCACCCTATAATAAAGCATATCATAGCTGAACGATAAAACACATTGCCACATAGGGAATCTAACTATATTGAACAGGACAACTATACAGCATTACA